CCAAGGCTAATTGATTTGTTTGTCAGCGTGTCCGTCGTCGCCTTGCCCACCAACGTGTCCGTCGCATCTGGCAACGAGATCGTGCGATCAACGGTCTGCGTGCTTGATAGCATCGTGCGCGTGTTCGTCGTACCACCCGCAGCGTTGAACATGATCCGCTTCGTTGCATCCGTGCTGTCCTGCACGTTGACGTAGCCTGACTCGCCCTTGCCCGCTAGATGCAGACCAACCGAAGCGTCTCCGCCTGTCGCTGAGATGTGGACGGCATTACCTGTCGCGGCGTTCTCAATCGTCACCTCGTTCACCGCGCTGGCAATCGATGCCAGCTTCAGCGTCTCGTTGCCACTCGCGTCATTAATTTGTGCAATGACTGGAGTCGTGATCGTCGGAGAAGTGCTTACAACAAACGTCGTACCCGTTCCAGTTTGCGAAGCGATGGAAGTCGCATTGCCGACTGAAGTAATTACTCCGGTCAGATCGGCGTTTGTCGCATCATTCCCATTCAACTTCTGAATTGCCTGAAGAATGGAATCCGTCGCGGCCACCGTGCCTGCGCCGCTGGTATATCCAGTCAGCACCTTGGCGATAACCGGGGCATTGGTCAGCGTCGTAGCGTTGCCCACGCTAGTCACATCGCCCGTGAGGTTGGCGTTGGTGACTACGGTCGCGGCATTGCCTACCGAAGTAACGCCACCAGTCAAATTGGCGTTGGTCGTAACATTTCCAGCCGTCAATCCAGCGGCAGTTCCGGTGATGTTAGTGCCAACCAGCGCAGATGGAGTGCCGAGCGCAGGTGTTACCAGCGTCGGTGACGTTGAAAAAACTAGATTAGTCGATGTCGTTCCGGTCGCTCCACTTGCCGTAAATCCAGATATATTATTGAAAGCAGCGATTCCGGGGCTTGTGGAGTTAGTCCCGCCGAGAGCTACGGTAACAGGGGCCGTCAGGCTGAAAACCGTTCCTGCCAGAGTGAGGCCGGTCGAGGCGGTAAAGCTGCCCGCATTCGAGAATTGCGACCATGGCAGTGCCGTCGTGCCAAGCGTTCCGCCAGCGTTCGCGGTACACACAAATCCGCAATCGGCGTTTACCGTCCCAGTCTCGATAAATGCAAAGGCCGAGGTTAGCTCATCCCAGGTGTCAGCGTCAGTTGTGCGCGGCCAGGCGCCAGCAGCGCAGAGGTAAATACCGTTATTCTGAGAAAGCGTCTGATTTTTCACCAGCACGCGATTGCCAACGACAATTGAAATGCCGTCGATGGTTTGCGCGCCACTAAGCGTAATGTCCGCCGTAGTAGCCGCAACGCAGCTCGCCTTAGCGTCGAGACCCTGGGCAACAGTATCGACGTAAATTTTATTCGCGATGTCGGTGGATGCGCTAGGCGTAGTCGAGATCGTTCCAGCCGTTGCGGTCAGATTTGCAATCGTGCCTAGCGAGGTCAGTGACGACGCCGTGACGCCAGATGCCAACGTAGCTCCCGTAAGCGTGCCAGCAGGAGCGATTACCACCGCTGTGGTAATCGAGGTGGTCAGGCCTTTCGCGTTGATCGTCACCACGGGAATTGCCGTGCTTCCGCCTGACGTTCCTGCGCTGGCTACGGAGGCAAGTGTTCCTGCCGCAGTGACGTTAGCCGTTCCGTCGAAACTTGACGACGTGTAAGTTAGATCGCCCGTGATAGCAATCGTGCGACCAGTTGCTAGGGCCGTAGCGGTAGCCGCGTTGCCGGTCGTGCTGCCGGATGATCCGCTGACGTTGCCGGTTAGATTTGCCGTAATTGTTCCCGCGCTGAAATTACCGGACGCATCCCGCGCAACGATAGCCGAGAGCGTGTTCGCGCTTGCCGCCGTCGTTGCCGAATTACTTACTTTGAGCGCGGTTGCGATAGTACCGAGCTTGGTATCAACGATGCCAGCGCTTGCGCTTATCTGTGAGTCCCCGATCACGCCGGTCCCGATTGCCGTCGCAAATGATCCAGTCCCACTGCCGGTGACGTCACCAGTCAGCGTGATGGTCTGGTCGCCGGTGTTGCTCCCACTGCTCGTTCCGGTGTGCGTCCCGGAAACCGAAGCGTCGAGCGGGATCGTCAGCGTTTTACTCGTCGCGCCTCCTGCCAAAGTAAATCCGACAGCCTGCGCTGTTGGCGTCAGACCATTGATGGTCGTAACAGTTGCGACACCTAGCACGGGAGTCACCAGGGTCGGGCTGGTGGCCATGACAAACGTGGTCCCGGTGCCGGTTTGAGCAGCGACGGAAGTGGCATTACCCGTTGAAGTGATTGGCCCGGTCAGGTTGGCATTTGTAATAACATTACCAGCCGTAAAACCGGGTCCAGTCCCCGTGATGTTAGTCCCGACAAGCGCAGTAGGTGTACCGAGTGCCGGCGTGACAAGGGTGGGACTGTTCCAAAACGCAGTTTTGAGTACCGAGACAAGCGTGCGCGACTCGCCTCCACTGATTGCGCTGCGGTAGCCTACTACGTAGTCGGTATTCTGAACGTCTGCGCGAAGCGTAAAGTCTGCGAGATTTGTGCTCATGCCGTAAAAAGCTGTAGATTATTACCGTCAAAGTCCTGAATTTGGATTCCAGCGAAAGTAACGATCAACACGGCGAAATCGTAGTTACTGGAAAAGCCGCCTGCTTGCGGGCGCGCAACCCCGGCAAGCGAGGACTGCGGACGTGCGGCCTGTGCAAGCGCAGACTGCGGCCTGGCGTCCTGCGAGACGGATGCCGAGAGCGTGGCCATGGCTTACGAGGTCGCCACTGGGAGCGCCCGCTGGATCGCCAGGCGGCCGCGGTCGAGAGAGTAAACCGAACCTCCAGCAGTACGAGCCTTGAGCGCCCAATAAGCGCCGTTCGCAACCGGAAGCGCCGCCGTGTAAGTCGAGTTTAGCGAAACCGTGACGACGTTAGAGCTGGCCCCACTGATCTGGATTTGCCCGCTGGTCGTGGTCGCGTTCAGGATCGCATCCGCGTCTGCGTCATCAATGGCTTCCTTCGCCATGAACCAGAGCGTTCCGCCCGCGATATTCTGCGCAGCGCCGTCAACCGCTACGTTGGTCGAAAACTGGTAGGTGTCGCCCTGAAGGATGAAAAGGTAGTCGCCGGCCATCCCAATGGGGTGACTCGTCAACGCCTAAGACGATCCCGGCAGCGTCTGCACCGCGCGTTCAACTCATTCTGGAACGCGGACCTGAAATACGGCGTTTTCAGGCGATAGGGTTACGGGTGTCCTAACTGTCTGCGCCCCGATGGTCAAAACCGTCTCGCTTCTCGAAAGCGCATAGATGACGCGCAGATACGCGGATACCTCGTCGGGGTTTTGGATGGCCCAATTCAGGAAGTCCCCGGTCGGAGGTGGCGCTAACTTTGCGATGCTAGGTGTCATTTTTAGACGCTTGACGGCTTAACCTCGAAGTATTCCTGAGCCAAAATCGGCGTGTTTAACCAGTACGAAAGATCCCCGGCCGACACGACGAAGGCATCGTCGCTAAGTGCAAAGATTGCTTGCAGAATCGCTGCTCCGTCGCCCTCGGATGTGACCACAGGAATGTCGGCCGCAGTCGTTATGCCGGTCGTAACTCCCGGAAGGTAAAAGTTGGTAACTCGGCTAGCGCGGACGGTTGAGGTGCCTGGCGTGTATGACTGTTTTGTCCTAGGACCGACCTCGGAGATTGTAGTCGCGGAAGCGTATGCGTCAGCCGAAGCGATCAAAAGCACGATGGTGTTTGCGTCTTGGACAATAAATTTTGCCGTCGCGATCCCGACATAATAGGTTCCAGCAGCAGATTTAAGGTAAATCGTGGACGCCTGTGCGCATCCATGCGACGCCGCGTAGATCGTGCGCGTTGAAGACGATGCGGAAAACGTGATCGTTTGCAGCCTTCCGATTCCGTCGGTGATGGCGGGCGTGATCGTGGAACCGGAGGGCGTGAGAAAACCCGCCGCGCCCGTAAAACCGGAATTGTAAAAGCTGACGACAACATTGATTTCGCCGGATGCGTAGCCGGCGCCAGTCACGAAAGAAAGTCCGCGATCTGAAACCTCAGAAAGAGCATCGAGCGCGGACTTAATGCTGGCAAGCGATGCGTTGTAGTTGATCGCCGCCGTCGTCTGACCGAAAATCGAGATCGTGTAGGTTCCCCCTGTGATAGCGGTTGGTGTTACGGTTATCTCGATCAAGATGTAGTCTGTTGCCGTTGTTCCCGTTCTTGTGAGCGTGATCGAGAGTGTCCCTTTGGCTACAGGGTTTGTAAGCGATGCGGTGATGTAGCTCTCGATATTGCTCTGGCTTACCGTGTACGGAATAGCGGCTGTGGTCTGTCCGTACGCTGTAATCGTGAATGTTCCGGTGTAAATGTATAGAGACGCTTGGCCTTGAATGTCGTATGTCAGTTTTCGGTATGTCTGCGTTGCGGTTGCCGATGCTACGTTAGCCAGAGATGAGGTGTTAACGGAAGGCGTTGCAGCGTCGATGTCACCGGCGTAAATTCGGGCCGTTTGGTTATAGCCTCCGTTAGCGGTGGAGATTGTCGTGCTCAACGTCACGGAGCTTGTCAGGCTGCCGGTCCCTAACGTGAGCGCCGAATAACTATTGAACGTGATGGAGAACCCGCCCGCGCTGTTGTAAGTGCCGCTGACGGTCAAACCGCCGCGATCCGTCACGGAAGCCAGCGCATTAAGCGCCGTCTGCACCGTCGCCGATGAATCGTTGTAGTTTAGATTCCCCGTGGTATCGCCGTCGAATGTGATCGTGTACGTTCCGCCAGTCGGATAAAACCCGGGGACGCCGCTATCACTAGTTACCGTCGTCGCCGCATAAGCATCGTACTGCAAAAGTGTCGTGTCTGGTTGAATAATTCTGAAATCTCCAAGGACTCCCGGATACGATGCCAAATCCGGGTCAGGTTTGGTGATGGCGAAGGAAGTTGGAACCGTAAGCTGCTTAGGGATGCGGGCGTAGAGCCGTGACCATTGCGAGAAACCCTTGTCGGTTGTCGAGGCATCTGGCTCCGTCTCGACCGCAAGGAACGCGAGAGGATCTTGCACGCGCCCGGTTGCGTTGGCATCCACGGGCGGCGATGAAACCGCGCGCGCTACGTTCGTCGTGTTGATGTACGGCGCGTTGTTCCCGGCGCAAACCTGCGCGCCCCACAGGTGCATGCCCTGCGAGGTATTCCCGGCGTAGCTGATATTGGAATCAGCCGACGCCAGGTTCACCTTGTACGTGCCGACGCCAGCCGCCGGGGTGAACCGGATCGCGCAGCATTGATAGCCTTTGCCGATGTTCATTGCCTGCGCCGTCGTGCTCGCCGCCGTCGTGCCGACCGTGCCGCCAGCCACGTTGAAGTAGGCCGAGAACGTCGTTGCCGCCGAGTCGGTGAACGCGAGCCTGATCCATTGCCGGGTGAGCGCCGCGTTTGCGAAAACGTAAAGCTCCTGCGGGACCGCTGAGACGTTCGCATTCTGTGCGATTGAGTGCGCACTGTTCGCCGCCGTCTCGATCAGCTTTGAAGCGGTCGCGCCGCCGTATGGCGATGTGACGTTGTTATCGGTGACGGTGACCGCCGTCGCGGTCCACGCTGTGTTTGTGAACGCCTCGGAGTACGCCAGCAGGTTCGTAAACGACGAGAGATCCTGGATAATCGGCGCATACTCGCCGGCCAAGCAGATCATCGTTCGCCGGATCGTCTTCGCGTAGTAATCGCCCTGCGACTGCAACGGCCAAGCCTCATTCTTGGCCCCCGCCTGCTGCGGCGTGTAAGTGCGGTCTGTGTAGGCCATGATTATTTGCGCCCGAGCGCGTTTGCCAGCGTGTCGTCAATGCGGACGATTGCCGCCTTCACCTTCTCGTCTTGGCCGAGACCGCCGCCCGCGCTGCGGAGTTGATCAAGCACGGAGTCGAAGTTGAGCGGGTCGCCCTTGAACATGCGCCGCGCGTAGTCTTCGCCGCCAATGCCTACGTTTTGCAGAGTCTTGGAGCGGAAATCCAACTCGCGCTGTGCGTTCACGCGCTCTGCTGCAAGTCGCGCCTGCTCCTCGGGGCTGCCGAGGTTGGTGCCGCTGGAAAGAGATCCGTACGTCGGGCCGGATCTAGCTCCCAGCTCGCGCTCCTTCACGCGGTTCTTGGCAATCAGGTCTTTCAGTTCAGCGGATGATGCGTCCGTCAGGTCGCTGCCATTGCGGACGCCAAGGATGGATCGCATGGATGCCGCCTCCTTGTTCTTGCCCGCGATAAACTCCGCAGTCGCATCGGCCTCAACCTGCGCCTGCGTCTTGATCGCCTCGGTCGTCTCAACAACGGCCTCGGTGACTTTCTTCTGCGCGCCGTACCGCTCTTCCTGAAATTTGATCTGCTGCTCGGTCCATTCGTCAGCCTGGCGCTGCGAGTCGGCATCGGCCCGCGTGAAGTCCTCCAACTGCTGCTTTTCCAGCTTGGCTTGCGCGTTCGCCAGCTCCGCGCGCTTCGTCTCGGCCTCTTGTAGCTTCTCAACGTGCGCCACGGTCTTGGCCGGGATCTCGCCGGCCTCGTTCATCAGGCGGTTGTAATCCTCCTGGAGCGCGTTGACTTTTGCTTGCCCATCGAGCGTCGCCACGAGATTTTTGCGGCGCATCTCGGCAAGTTTCTCCTCAGCCGCCAGCATCTTTTCCGCGCTGTTATCCGCCCGCGACTTGGCGAGATTCTTTTCTGCGAGGTCGGCGTCCTTGGCGGTCTGCTCTGCGAGTTTTTCCTGCGCCCGCGATACGCCCATAATGCGATTCACGAGCGAGCCCCATCCCTCGCCGGCAAGGGTAAAGAATCCGAGGGAAAGCACCGCGACTTCCTTCATGCCGCTCTTGAGCGAATCAATGGAATCGGCGTAGGCCGCAACCGAGCGAGTTGCCGCGCTGATCGGGGCGCCGAGTTTTTCCGACTCCTCGCGGAGATCCTGCGCGGCTTGAAGCGCGCCACGGAAACCCTGGATGATGCCGGCGATTCCGATGAGGCTAGAAAGCCGACCGCCGCCGAATTGCTTCAGCTCGGACTTCAACCCCTTCAATGAGTTTTCCGCAGCAGCGACTCCGGTCGTGAAGCCGTCCGTCGATGCCTTGAGAATGAAATCAACTCCGATGGCCATGTTCAGTTTTTCCCCATCTTGGCGATGTGCTGAACCGCCAGATCATCGGACGGGTTTCCAATCGCGGAGCCGTAGAGCCTGCGCGACGCGAGCCGCATCAACTGCCAGAGCCGGCGCAGCGGCATGTCTATGATCTCGTCCTGCGTGTAGCCGTAGCCGCCCGCCGCCATCATGTCGAAAACGTAGGCAGGCGAGGAGGCGTGGCTGGCGCTGGAAACGGTATCCTTCGACCCACTCGGGCAATCCATGAAGGCGTCATCAAGCCACTCGCGGACCTCGCGCACCAGCTTGTCGTAATCCGCGCTGCGGACTACGCGCTCAATGAACCGTTGCCGGCGCACGCTCTCGAAAAGCTGAGAAAGGAAACCGAGATCAGACAGCGACGGCGCGCGGAACTCGGGACGGCTGAAGTAAAGCACTTGAATCGCGTGGGCGACAACCTCTTGACCGTTGTCAAATCGGCACGGGACAAGGAAGCCGTTGCGGGCCCGTTCGAGCAGGATCACCGTGCGCAGGTTCATCGGGCGAACCTCGACGCCAGCGACGATCTCGTTGCCGTTAAGCCAAGCCGCGTCCCGCACCTCTGACTCGTGCTTGACCGCTTCCCGGTAGCCGGGAATTTCTACCTGTTGGAGCGTTACCATGGCCTTTGTGGGCGGCCTATGGGACCGCTCAAGCGTTGATGCGGGCGATGCCTGAAACGGTCGCGGTCCACGCGCCGCGCTGCGGCTTCTGGACGGAAACGGCGGTGCAGAAACAGTTCACGTTGGCCCCGTCGATGTTCACGTTGGCGAAGACGCCCTGCGTGGCATTGGCGGCGGCGGTGGTCGGCTCGGCAATCGAACTCCCGGAAAACTGGACCTCCGCCGTGAACGAGCGATCACCAGCGAAAACGAGATGACCAGAGCTGGCGCCGTTCTCATCAACGATGTTTACGACCTCCGCGCCCTTTGACACGGTGAACGAGTTGCACTTGTAGCTGACCGCCGCGAGGGTGGTCAGAGTCGGGGAGCCTGAAGGAAAGGTGCCGTCCTGGTATGTCGCCATGCCAAGGCGCGCGGCGTCAACCTACGGGAACGAACTCGGCGGAATCTGCATGTCGATCTGGAATGTCAGGTTCGTCGTGATCTCGTCGTTCTCGGCATCAATGCCCTGATTGCTTCCAAGCGGCGTCACGAAGGCGGTCTGGTAGTAAGGCACCGTGTTAGCGTTCATGGATGCCGTCATTTCGAGCATCCCCTGACGCACGCCGCCCCGAAGCAGGCCGTGGAGCTGGCTGGCGTTGCTGCGGGCCGAAACGACATCAATGGATGCCTGAAGCTGGTAGGCCGAGTAGTACGGATAGCCGACGTTGGAAATCGTCGCCGTTCCCTCCTGAAGCCCGCCGCCCGCACTCATTGGCCCCATCGTGGCAATCTTCACCTGAAGGCGCGGGGTCTCCAGCGTGGCTTCGGCGGTCAGGTTCGTGCGCGGGGTGAGCACCTGCGCGAAGACTTGGCCACCGATGTTCACGTTGGCGAAGTAGTTGGCCAGCGCGTCCTCGTAAGCGGACTCGAAGTCGTAAAGCGTGGCGATGTTTGGGGCGGGCATAAATCAGGCGGCTTCTGCGAGTTGCGCCGCACGCTTCATCGCGCGGTCAACAAAGGACTGCATATCGCGGGAGCGGGCAGCGATTGCGTTGCGGAGGATGCGGTTGCCCTCGGCTCCGTTGTATTTCGCCCAGCCGGTATCGTTTCCGATCTGGATGAACGGGTCGGACGACGAGCGACCATCCACAAGGAAGCCGCGCGAAACGCTGTGGCGGGCAACCCATTGCTGCGAAACGCGACCGCCAAGGCCGACGATGCCCATGTTCCATCCGCCCTTCGCCCAGCCGACGCGGTTCTGCACATGCTTGATGTACGCCCGCGCCTTCTTCGCCTCTTGGCCCAGCGTGACGGTTGATGCCATGTTACCGAGCTTGCCGCGCCGGTTGCGGTTCCGCTCGTGGTAGGCCGGATCAAATGCGATGGCGCTCGTGTTGCGCAGGTTGCCGTTGAAGTGCTTTGCCGCCGCGTCCCATGCCGCGCGCCGGTCTTCGCGCACGATCCGCTTCATCTTGGCCTCGTCAAACGTGTCTGCTGAGATAGGCCGGAAGATCCGCGTCAAGTCACGGGCCACAGCAGCCCGCCCTTGCCCGACATTCCGCGGTGGCGTGAACGCCTGGCACCGCTCGGCCAAGAGCCGCCCCTGTACCGTCAAAGTCCCGTAGGATGGATCAATGAGGCCAGAGCGCACGGCCGACTTGAGCCGCTGCATCCCGGCCTCGAAGGCGACTGTCCTGACCTCGACTGAAAACGAGTCCGCCACGGCGTTAGGTGAGCTTGAAAAGGGTCAGCGTGTACGCCGGCTCCGACGCGCTGTTGGCCCCGTCGATCTTCTGGATGGGGTAGGCGATGCCGCCGTATGTCACGAGCCCACGGTCAGCCGGCGCCACGCCAGCAGCCGCCCATTGCGGCTTGCTGGTGACACAGACTAGCGCGGTGATCTTGCGCGTGCTGAACTCGTCGAATCGGTAATCGAGCTGGACCTGATCGAAGCAGCCAATCAGAGACGCGCCGCCATAGGTGAACGACTCCCCGAAGACTTGCGTGCTCTCGGAGAACGTCTGCCCTGCTGCCGTGATCTGGTTGAAGCTCGGCATGGTCAGGCTGCGATGGGCTCGGATTTGACCGTCTTAACAAGCACGGGGCTTCCCTTTGGGCGCTTGGAATCAATCTCGATTGCCTTCTTGAAGATCTCGCCGGCCTCGATGATTTCGCGCGGGTTGCCGGGATAAGTGAACGTCCCGATGTGGCCGCATGAGATCTTGGTCTGCATGATGATTTTACCGCCCATCTCGCGCCAGCGTTGGCAGAAGTACCAATCCTCGGAGAGAAACCGCTTCCAGCCGAGTTCGGGATCTTTGCGGACGCCCACAGAGAAGTAATCGCACATGATGGTACGCGCGGCCTGATCGGAGCCGCTGTCGGTCTCGTACTCGATCTCGTCCTTGAAGTGCGCCTGCATCTTGGCGAAAACGTCGCGGTGGATGAGCATAAAGCCTGTGCCGGCCTCACGCACCTCGACCGTGCCATCGGCGGCTGGCTTGTGGCCAGGGACCGCGTTCATGACGACCTTTGGCTTGAGCTGCTTGATCGGGTAGGTGCCGACGTACACGCCGGGACCGCGCTCGATGCCGAGGCGGTAAAGTTCCTCGATGGACTCGGGTTTGAACACGAGATCCGTGTCGATAAACATGAGCCAATCGTGGCGCACGATCTCACTCTCGCCGTCCTGCCCCATCTGCGGGAATCCCTCCATGAATCGGTGGGCGAGATTGTTCCGCGCGCGATTCACTAGGGAATCACCGGGAAGGAAATCGACAAACGCCACGACCTGCGTGGTCGCCAGCGTCTGCATCAGGCATTGGACAAAAGGCACGTCGGCCTTGCCGTAAACGGGAAGCGCGAGGCAAATGCGCTCGTCGCGGATGATCTTCGGAGACTTGGTTTCTGGCTTCGTTTCCATGTGTGGATGGTTGCGCGGTTGGTGTGCTGACAAAAGAAACGCACCGGGGCGGCTCCGGTGCGTCGTAAATCAATCGCCCACTGTCTCGCCGGGCGGCGTGGATTACTCGGCGACGTTGGTAATGCGGGTCAGGTTGCCGGGGTTGCCGATCTGACAGCCGTAGATGAAGCACCACTCGGTGCGCTGCGTGGTCCCGTCGTAGTAATCACGGAACTGGATCGTCAGGCCGGTCTTGGGCTCGGTGATGTTGCGGACCTCGCCGTACCAGTTGCGCGGGAGCGCGGGCGGACGGGCGGCGATCAAGATGGCCTGCGGAGCGAAGGCATAGCCGGCCAGGTTGTTCGTGGTCGGGATGGTGCCGTTGAACTCGTGGATCTCGTAGCCGTAAACCTTGGGCAGCACACCCGTGCCGATGGTGTTGCCGGGACCGTAGGCATAAGCCGCCTGAACGCTGGTCTGCGTCTTGAGCGTCTCGGCGTAGTTCGGCGAGCAGATGATGTGGCGGTTTCCGAGGGGCACCTTGGCCGCGGTCTGGATGCGCGAGAGGCGGGCGACGTTCGCAGCGGTGAAGTCCGCGGCGGCGATGACGTTGTTCGAGCTGAAATTCGCCACGGTGATGAGCGCCTGCGCGGTCGCCATGACGTTGGTGAACAGCTCGTTCACGGCCGGCTTGACGAACATGTCCATCAGCTGAACATCGCTGAACGACATTTCAGTGTCCGTGAACTGGATCGGCACGCCGATGTATTTGTCCAGCGTGATGGTCCGAGAGACCGTGTTGGAATCAATCGGCGTCTTCGCGCTGGCGAAGTTCTGCGCGACAAGCGCGTTCGGGTAGCGGGTCGTTACGGCGTTGCCGTAGGTCGAAACGTCAGAGGAGAAGTCAGTCCAGAAGGACGTGACGGGCATTTCGGTTGAGAGAAGCGCATCCAGCGTGAGCTGGGAGATGCGGGTCATGAAGACACCATTGAGAGCGTTAGCCATGAGAGTAGAAAGTCAGAGATTACGGTTGGATTGGGAGTAGCGGCGCTTACTTGCGGGCCGCGACGGTGAGGTACTTCGCCTTGAACTCGTTGGCCGCGATCTGGTCCTTGGCGGCGAGTTCGACGTACTGCACCCAGCGGTCGGCGTCCTTGGCGGCAGGGGCCGGCAGCGGGTGACGGTGGGACTGGAGCGCGACCTCAAGGGCGGGGGCGCCGGCCTTGCGCATGTCGTACTTAGAAACGTCCTCCAGCTCCTTGACCTTCGCGGCCAGGGCTGCGGCCATGCCGTCGCGGTCGGACTTGGCGGCAACGGAGGCGGCGGTCAGCTCGTTGACCTTGGCCTCAAAAGCGGAAACGGCGCTCGCGCGCTTCGCTTCGAGGGCGATCACGGCGTCTTTGTGCTGGGTGGAAAGGGCGACGATTTCGGCGTCCTTGGCGGAAAGCGCAGCGTTGTGCGCAGAAAGTTCGATTTGGTTAGCCATAGTCGGAGAGTTGCCTTGGGGTTTTCCGTCAACGCGGGACTGAAAAAGCCCCTCGTTCACCGCTGGAGACTTCACAAAGTCGCAGCTTTCGATCTTCATGAACCGGATGCTGGGCATCTCGGCGGCGCAGTTTTCGGGGCGCGGATACATGCCGCTAACCTCGGCGCCGTCCTCGCACGGCCACACGGCATCACCTTGGAAGACGACCGACGTCCCGAACTGGTCGGGCATCACCTGCGCCAGCTCGACCAGCTTCTCGTGCATCTCGGCTTCGTTCGCCATGAACGAGCGCAGGAACTTGAATGCCTTCGCCTTGATCTTCAGCCCGTCACGGTAGAAGCCGGAAAAGACACCGATCTCCTCGCCAAGCCGGTCTTCCCAAGCGTCGTCATGGGTCAGATACGCCGGGAGGGTCTTGCCCATGAGCAGCGCCATCGCCTGCTCAATCGCGGCCTCGTCCACGAAAAGCCCGTGCCCCTCGGCCTCGGTTTCGCCCGTCAGAATCGTTACGTCGGCAAATCCGTCTTCGTTGACGGCGCCGAATCGGAAACTGCGCTGGAAACAGGCTTTGGGCGCGTCTTTGGCGAGGGTCGGCATTTACCCTTTGCCACTAGCGTCAACCTCGGCAAAAGGGTTGGCAGCGCGGCCAGATCCTTGATTGCTGCGAGGTGGCGCGGCATGGTTAAGCGTCGATCCTATCGGGCTCTACGCAGGGAGGCTCGACCGGCTTTGAAGCAATCGGTGGAAGCCCAGCGGCAACCAGCGCGTCGTTGTCGGCTTTGCGCTTGGCAATGTGCTGGGAAAGGGTCTTCCCCTCCTCGGCCAGAATGTCGGTCAGGGTGGTGACGCCGGCTTCGAGATCGGCCAAATCCGCTTTGGAGTCGCGCCCGTAGTCCGCCGTCATGCGCGCCGGCATCCCGAAGTCCCACGCATACCACTCGTCGAACGGCTCAAGGATGCCCGATTTGATTGCCTTTGCGACGGCGTAGCCGACAACGCGGCGAGCTACGGGGCGCAGTAGGTCTTGGCGGTCTTCAACGGTCCGCATGGCCCGCGCAATCAGCAGGCGCACGTTGGCGCCCCCCAGCTTGCTCGCGTCCCAAGTCAGCTCGAACGGCCAGCCGGCACCCGTGCAGGCGTTGCGGATGAGCCGGTCCATGAAGTTGTTCACGGCCTCGCCAGGTCGGTCGTTCTTCAACTGCTCCAAGCCGGCGCCGCTGTTGGCCCGATAGTAGCGCGTCGTCCCGCCGTAATTGTCCTGCGTGATGATCGGCCCCGTGTCCGTGCCGGCGATATTCGTCGGCTGGCGGGTCAGGACGTTCATCGGGTCGTTGGCATCGGGCGCTCCCGTCTCGTTCTTCTCGATGAGCCCGACCGATGCCATGAGCATGGCGGCAATCTTCTCGTAGCCTTGCACCGTGCGCAGATCCTTCAGGTCCATCAGCGCGTGCATGAAAACCGGGAAGCCGCGCACTTGGTCGGCCCAGCCTGGGTCGAAAATCTGGATGAGATCCTGCGCGGAGTAGTATTTATCGCCCGTCGAGTCGGCGCCGAGAACGTGGTAGGCCACGGCGCGGCCAACTTCGTTGACCACGACACCTTGGATCACCTTCAGCCCCTTGTACGGTCCAGACTCCACGACGGTCTTCGCGGCATCGCGGGCGCCGATCATGTGCGCGGGGAGTAACTGGATCTGCGGCCAGCCGTCCTTGGATTCGGTCAGCAGCAGGTAAATCTCCCCGTCGCGGTCAATGCTGACAGACGAGACAAACAGATCCGTCTTGAAATCGAACATTCCGCCGCGTGCGTCGGCCATCGGATACCATTGCTCATTGATCCATCGCTCGGCTTTCAGCGCGGCGTCCGATGGCGTGCCGGTAAATTTGGCGTTCCATGCGCGACCGATTGAAAACGTCGCCTTGTCGTCAATCGCACCCTTCGCCGGCCCCAAATTACAGTAGAGCTTCCGCGAATCCGACAGGAGCATCATCCAGTCTGATGTGTTTACCTCCTGCGAGATGGTGTTGACCGTCAGCGGCTCAAATGGGCGCCGGTAACGCTGCCCATAGTTGGCGGCGTCAACGAGATACGAGAAACCCAGCAGTTTGGCCGCGACCCGCTGTAGCTTGTTCATCGGATGCAAATGGAAGTTTGGCGCGGAACACAGCGCAGGCCGCGCTCAAGGCATGAAAGCGCCATTTCAGCGGCGACCATCACATCGCGCGCCGACGTTCCGGGCATGATCTGGAGTTGCATGCTCTTGCCGTTGACGGAAGTGGCCGTGATTAAGCCTCCCTGCGCGGAGATGCTGGTATATTGCGCCGTGATCAGGTCATCCAAGTACGCGCGCGGATTCTCCGTCTTGTTCGCTTGGCGGATGAGGATGTTGGAAAGCGTGACCAGCACACCTAAGCCCGCAGGGTCAACGACGGGCAAAAGTAAGGGCGCACCCGGTTTCCCAAGTGCGCCCCACACATGAACACCAGGGCAAAACCCGCCCCGGCTATGCGCTAAGAGTCAACGGCCAGCGTGCAGCAGATCGACGGCGGTGATCTCGGGCGGTCGCATCTCGCCGTTTTTGCGCAGGGTTGAGAACTCGCAGGACTTGAGCGGAACGACGGTCGCGCGCCCTTCCTCAAGCGCAGCCGAAACCAGACTTTCCGGGTGAATCGGGCACCCTTCGCCCCATAGAATATCAAGCGATGAAAACGTCTTGAAGTAGCGCGGTGCGGCGTCGTGGCCGAGGATGGCGAATCGGTCGTTTACTCCACCGAATCGCCCCCAGCTAGGAACGTGAGCATCGCGCGCGTAAGTCTTCGGCGGCGGCTGGAATGAGTGAAACCACAGATCGGGCCGGCAGCGGACGATTGTATCGTAGCAAGTGTCGCCACGCGTCCTCTCGAACAGTTTCCAGCACTCATTGAGCTGCCAGAGTTGGGCGAGAACGGCCTGCGGACTGACGCTGATCGCGTAGGGCTCGTGCGTGTACGGGCGCCCCTGCACCCATTCGGTCGGGCAACCAGCCGGAAGCGGGATCTGCGGTTGTTCCTTGACGGCCTCGATCTCGACTTGCGCGGTCGGGTACTTGTTCCGCAGCAGTTGCGCCTTGTCCGCGTCTTCATCGAGCACGGTCGAGACGTAGAAATCAGCGCCGGGGAAATGGCGGAAGACCATCCATGCGAGGTTGGGGAGGCAGCGCTCGAAGCTGCGGATGTGGCCGCTGATGAGGATGGCGGTTTTCATTTGATGTCGGCGGCGTTTGCAAACCAGATCACATCGCACAAGACTTGATGCTGGGTAAAGCCCGCCGCGACCGCCTCCTTGACGCCCCAAGTCGAGATTCCAAGACTTTCGTAATCATCGCCGGCAATCAGCGTGCTCGCGTGGCAGAGCGGCTGCACCTGCTTGATCTGGCGCTTAACCGTCGCGCGATCATGGGCGGTGTCGATGTAGATCAGGTCAAAATTGCCCGTGATATTCGGGAGGAACGCCGCATCATCCGAAGCGATCAGTCGCACGTCATGGTTCGCCTGTTTGCGCGCCGTAATGTTCGCCAGCGCGCGCTCAGCGTTCGGCGGCTTGCCGAATCCCGCCTGTTCCCATGATAGGTTGCGCTTGCCGTCAGGCCAATCCTCGCAGGCCGTGTCGCTGAACTTGTCCACGCCGACGATCTGAAGCGCGCGACCCTTGCCGCAACGGGACATTATGCAAATGTCGCGCCCGAAATAGACGCCGAGGATCAGGACGGACTTAACCTCGGGCAGCGCCGCGAAGACGCTGTGAAAAAACAGGTGGTGCGGCGGGCCGCTCCAGCCTGGGACTTGCGCGGCGAGTGCTGCGGCGTGCTGCTCGTGCAGCGCGTACATCGGCGACTCGCGGTTGATCTCGGCCAGCACGAGGTCGGCTGGGGTGATGATGGCGGTGGTGGTCATGTTGGTTTTTCGTCTTCGGTTGGTTCCACTGGAATGAGAATTGAAAGCATCATCGCCGCGCAGACCTGCATGGCCTCGCAGTCCCAATAATGATTCGCGTGCGTCCTGTACCAGCGCCACTCGGGGCGCCCGGTCGTCTTGTTCACGCGTTCCTTCTTTCGTTCGCCGTTCATTTGGCGCTCGTACTCGTCGCCAACATCGTCCGCGATTTCCCACGGCGCACCCTGACCGCTGCGCAGCTTGTGGAGAACGTCCTTGATTGGATCGCTGCACCAATGGAAAAGCGGGATCTGTTTTCCGTTGTGCTGGATGATCGACGCATCGGACCAGAGCCGGCGAACCTTGCGCCCCCGGATCTCCTTCGGAAATGAGTTGTCGCCGCTGCCCTTGAACGCAGTCCAGCCGTAGCGGGCGCAGTCCGTGTAGCCGCCCTCGGGGAAATATCCCGTGTCCTCAAATACGAGCTGCGGCTCGACGCCGAAACGCTCGCGCACTTCCTCAATCTGCTCGGGCGTGGCAACGCGGCTCCGGTAAAGCAACTGGCTGCTTCCGTCGCGCATCCATGCACGCGCGACGATCCAGAAGTGGTCGCGCTGACGGTCGGCGGTCAGGAATCGCTTTGACTCGTTGGGGAGGTGCTTCGTGAGATCCGCGTCGGTCAGTTTGTAGCTCGACCGGGAAAGCGTAACCGACTCTTGCCCCTCGTCGTCTTTCCACGGCATCGCCCGCCTCTGACGGGTGAAGTCCTGCATGGCCTGGATCATGCCCGCTTTCTGTGCTTTCCGCGCCTCAAGGAACTGCGCCACGAGTTGCCCCATGTCGCGCGCAACTAATCCCTCCCAGCGAAAGGAAACCGTGTGCTTTGGCGCGTCCGGTCGCGTGGCAACGTAATCGCCCTCGGCATTCCAGCGCGCCCGCGTCTTGGCTGCATCCTCGTGGGAATGACCGCACGCCGGGCACTCCCATCGGCACGTTTCGACAGCCCGCCCCACGTTCCAGCTTCCATCTGGCCGGCGCGCGTCTTCGTTCCAGACGATGCACGCCTTCTTTGACGGGTCAGTGATCGCGTGACCAGAAAACGCAAGCGGCTGAAGTTTGCCGCACCCGAAGCACTTGATTGACCAGACTTGCTGATTGCCGGCCTGATATGCCAGGTCGAAGTCGTCGCCCACGTTCCCGCCTTGGGACTCGTTGACTACTTTCGAGTTTCCGGCCTTCTCGAACGCCGAGACGCGGCCTCTCGCGTGGGCAAGCAAACCCTGCTTCCAGAGCCATACCTCGCTATTGAATTTCCAGCGGACGGAGACGCGCTGGAGGTTGTTGATGTTCGCACCGTTCACAGTCAGGAAGAACGGGCCGAAGTAGATGTCCGTCATCGTCCGCAGGTGGCGGTCCTCGGGCATCATGCCCCGAATCTGCGCGACGGTCTTCAGCGCCTCCATGAAGCGTTGATTGCAATGCTCCCGCGCGTCGTCGTCGGTCTGCATCGTCCACATGATCGGGCCGGGACTGTTGCAAATCGCCCACGCAATCGACGCCTCCACGATCAGGCTCTTGCCGGTCTGGATCGCGCCGCACCATGTAGCCTCGCGGATTGAATCGTCCTGCACGGCCTCGAACGGGGCCAGCATGTGCCGCGAGGTTGAAACGTCGAAGCGGCCCGGTTGAGCGTAGGCGGGCGGCAAAAACAGGTGGTCGTGCGCCCATGCGGGGATGGTGCGGCGGTCGGGCTTTCGCCAGCCGTGCGTCCATGCCGAGAGCGTGTCGGGCGCCATGCTCATGCGGCCTCGAACTCCTTTACCAGATCAGCCATGACATCGCAGATCCGGTCGGCCATCTCGCGCAGCAAACGGCGTGACTCCGAAGCTGGCTGACCGTCGAGCTTTGGCGGCATCGTTGAATCGGATTCTTCGTAAAGGATCGTGCGCTGCCGCGTGCTGATGCTGAGAAGGAGCCGGCGCACTTCCTCGCGGTCGATCAGCTTGCGCTTCTCTTTGGCAATTATCAGGTCGAGGCGTTCGATCTCTTTTTCGGTCTTTTGGTCTTTTAGGGTGGCGCTCGATTGCCCCATCTTACGGCCAGGCTGACCGAGCCCGTTCTGCTCAACGTAGGCGCGCCAGAGATCCGCGTCCGCTACGGTGGGCGCGTCCGGTCTTTTGCGCCATGTGGCGAGGCTAGGAACGGTGGTTCCGAGCGCCTTGGCTAGTTGGTTCCACGACAGCGGCATCGGTAGAAAGCTAGTTGAAAACCGTTGTCATGAGGACTTGACGGGTT